ATCGCTTGGTTGATCGGCATTCCCCGCGTCATGTTGTTGGGGGTGATCAGCCAATGATACCTCCGCGGAAGGATATACTCTGCGAGCAGCGCCCAATGCGCCCACCATGACAGCCGCCACGAGCGCAGGCCGTAGAGCCGCTGCTCAAGGTGATTGCGAAATTCCTCCCACTGCCAGTCGGAATTAAGCCGCATCGTCGGCGCGAAGGCAGGCGTCTGCGCCAAAAGCGATGCGTTCGCGATTTCGTAATTGACGGTGGCGGGAGCGGTGAGCACCTTAATGAATGCCCTGGGCTTCTACCTTCGCGGCGTCGGCGAGCACCTTCTCGGACGCGCAGACCGCCAGATGCGACTCGACCAAACCTCCAAACTTGTCCATAGCGACCGCCAGAAACTCGTTCGGATTAGTGTGTCCAGTGCAGGCAATCGTCATAATTCTTGCAACGCCGTGGGCTGCGCCGATAACCAGAATCGTGTTTATTTCCTTCAGCGACGATCCTGCCTGAAGCCACTCGTCTGCTTTAATACTCGCGCTTTTCACCAATTCTCGGGCAAGCTCGTCGACAAGTTGATCTGTTTTGGCCTTATCCACGCTGTTTTTCCCCAATCAGTTTCTTGTTCGCCGTCGTCGTCTGCGGCATGGCGGGAGCGGTGAGCATCAGGCCTCAGCAAAGCCAAGGCAGTGGACGCCACTTTGTGGTCGGCCAGACAGGATCGCGCCAGCCGACCATGTGCATGATCCGGTTCGCGAGCACGCAACGGCGCTCGATGCGTACGAACCACGCCATTCGATAGATGCAATCACGCATTGCGATCCAGCGCGCGCGGTGTTGCGCACCATCTGCCGGTTCGCGCCACGCCGTCCATTCCACGTCGGCGACGATCAACGACACGAACACAAAAAGCGCGATGAACCCGACGATCATCAATTCACTCCCCAATCAGTTTCTTGTTCGCCGTCGTCGTCTGCGCCACGACATCGGGCGGCGCGACCACGGTTCCTCCGTACGGCTTGTTCGCTGCGGTCTTCGGCTGCGCTTGGACTTGCGAAGACGCGTAGATCGGCGGCGTGGCCGAAGGCGGCGGAGGTGGCGGTGGGGGAGGGGTTGCGGAGCTACCCCCGCCGAACAGCGCGCCCATGCGTCAATCTTCCGGTTCAACGGTCACATCGGAAGACGCCCGCAAGCGCGTCTCAAATCACTTCCAGAGAGGATCGTACTCTGATTCGTGCCCCGCACGCTGCCTACCTTGCATCTCAAGCTCAAGCAAGGTCAACTCCGCAACGGTCATGCGGTCGATCATGTCCAGAGCTTTGTCGGAGTCAGAGCCGTAGCGTTCGCCATTACCCTTGCGCACAAGCCGGATAACCACGAGGTAGTCCGCCATCTCGCGCCGCCGCGCAGAAGCGACGCGGGCGTCGGAAGCATAGCGGGTGAGGTTGGGGATCACAACAACCCAAATCGTCGGCCAAGGTAGTATGCGACGACCCCCGCGCATGCGGCCGTAAGAAGAGGAACCGAGGCCATCGCCAAGTACAATGGAATGTTGCGTCGCGGATTTTCCGCAATCCATACGATGATCTCGTCTTCTGCGGCCCTCGCCTCGCGAAGAAGGCGCTTAGCGCGCGAGTACAAACTCAGCGCAATCACACGCACCTCCCGCCGAACACCGTCTCGATCGCCGTATCCGCGGCACTGCGCAGCGCGCGCCACTGTGCCGGCGTCACGATGATCACGGTTGATCCCTGTCGCAGCGTGACGTTCGTGACCACGTCCTTGCCGTCGCACGCCACGTATTCCGCCGTCACGTGAACTTCGTTGTCGGCACCATAGCCGATGCCGGGGACCGCAATCTCGACCTTGCTGGTGCGCGTGCCGGGTGCAGGTGTGGGGACCATGGCGGGAGCAGCACTTTCCACCACGAGCTTCGCCAGCGCCTCCGCGTCGCGCGGCTTCGTATTGAGTCGCGGATCGCGATTGCGTGGGATACGTGACACCACGTATTCCGGTCGCGAATTGCGTGGGATACGTGGATTGCGGTTCTTGACACAGTTTGCGCGGATCATTTTCGGTTCCATGATTGGGCGAAGGGATCGTAGTCGCTTTGGTGCTGAGGCGCAGCGCCTTGCATCTTCCACATGCTGGCAGGGCGCACGGTCATCAACGAAATCCCCGATACCACGAGATAGCGCGTGCAGTCCATCAGGTGATCGTTTTCCTTGACGATGTGGCCCTTCTCGTCCCGGCGGTAGAGCCGAAATTCCTTGAGCCAGTTCTGCATCGTGCGGAAGACTTTCAGTCTTCCCGTCGCAAGGCGCACCCACACATCGTAGAGCCCGGCCTCGACCGCGTTCTGTGCGGGCGACAGAGTGAGCCCGAGATTGTTGTAGTCGTCGAGTAACTTTTCGCCGTCGCGCTGCTGGCGCCCGCGCGCGGCCGGATCGAACACGCCGGGTATCCAGTCTCCGCGCGCTCGGATCGCTGCGGCATGCACGGGCGGCTTTTCCTGTCCGACATAGTGCTCGGAGTAGAGGTAGACGATATCGGAGTCCTGATCGTGCGCGCCCCATACCACGGCGGTGCGCTTCCAGCCCACGTCGAGCGCGTAGCCTTGCGGCATGTGATCCGGGATGACGAACGGATCGCACAGCACCTCGGACTCAGGCACCGGATAGATCGCGCCTGCGCCGAGTTGCGGAATGCCCTTCGAACGCGCGTCGATTTGGTAGGGTGGGATACGGGCGGACTCTTCGGCCTTCTGTGCCGGTGAGAGGTGCGGGACATCATCCCAACCGGCCATGACGGTGAACTTGCCGGACATCAACGGTTGCCGTTGTCGTTGGCAAAGCGCGCCGGCCAGCACGCGACACTGCCTACGACGGCGCAGCCGCCCGATACGAATACTATCGGTGCTCGAATTCCAATCTTTCTAAGATGCTGCGCCATCTTCTTCGCTGCAACGATCCATTGCGGCATCACACCGCCCCCGTTCCCGGTATCGCGCCGCCCGGCAAGAACTCCAGCACCACCTCGCTCATGCCTTCCATCGGCGTGAAGGTGAGCAACAAGTGACCCGATCGCGTCATCAACCGAATGCCGCACTCCACATAGATGGCGAGCGGTGGTTCCTCGTCAAGCCAGATCACGTCCTTTGCTGTGCCTTCGAATGAACCACGGCCTTGCTCGTAACTCTTGAGCCCAAGCGTCGACCATCCGCCTGATTGGTGGCGCACGCGCACCGTGTCGATCAGGTCGGCGACACCGCGTTTCCACGTCACGGCGCCGATATCGTCGAGCGGCACATGGCCAGTGCCGGCGACGGTTTTCTTGCCCGCGCGCCAAGCAACTTCACCGAGCAAGATTTTCTGGATGATGTCGCGCGTCGACTCGTTGCTCTTGCCGACGGCCCAGGCTTCGATCGGATGGTTGACACGATGGCCGGCCCACCAATGCGGATAGCGGCCGGTGAGATGCAGCGCCGTCTCGTAGCCGCCCATGCCTTCCGATTTGCCGACGCGGTTTGCGCACAGCGCGAGTCGGTCGCGATGCGGTGAACCATCACAATCCTCGCCGCACCACATCGGCATCGGTACATGCTGGCCGCCAGCCGCGAAGAACTGGAGATGCTTCGGATAGAGTTCCCGGCGCAGCGCCCCGACATCGGGATAGTAGCTGTAGAGCTTACGGAACCTCTGCTGCTTCGCGATGTTCGAGCGCAGTTGATCCACCAGCGCTCGGCGCCCCTCCGGCGAGAGCTTCGAGATAGTCGGCAAGAACTTGCTGATCTTCGACAGAGAGGACATTGAGGATGTTCACCTGTGGCGCGCGCTGATCCTCCGGCAGACCTCCGAGGTGCTTGAGCAGCGTGAAGTTGGCATGGTTCTTGTCGTGCAGCTTGATCTTCGGGCGCCCGTCCTCGGTGTATTCGAGGCTCGCGAGCGCGGCCGTGACCTCGCGCGGCAGTTCGTGCAGGTTGCGGAGTTGGTACTGGCCCGCGATCGGCTTGCCCACGCCGTCAAGCACGGGCTCGAAAAAGTCCACCAAATTGGCGCGCGCGATGCGGTCGACCTCGACCACGATCCGCTTCGGCCGGACGTTGGCAAATTCCGATGCTTCGGCTGCCAGTTCCTCGATACGGCGGCGCACTTCCTCGCGCTGGCGCAGTCGCCGCGCGTTGCCGTGACGGGGAACAAAACCGGCCGAGCGGTAGGCTTCGATGAGCGCCTTCGTCTTGGGCATGCCGGAGAAGACGCGCTCGACGAACTCCAGCGCGAACTTCTCGTGGCTTGGGTCACGCAGGCAGCCCATGACTCATTCCGATTCGCAAAAGACTCAATGATGCCAACATGTTCATCTCGCGTACTGTTTCATGTTGTAGGGATCACGCGTAACGCGCTCGCCTACGGGACGCACGCTGCCCATGAAGTCGTCGGCGGTGTCTTGCTGACGGGGTTGCGTCACGCCTGCGTTCCCGGCGGCGGCGAGCGCTTGCGCGACCAGATCGTCGGGGTTCACGAACACCGCATTGTCGGTGTTGTTCACGACGACCATCCCATTTGGATCGTATCCACTTCCCGCTTCCGCCACGCGTCCAACCTTCGATGGACCGTCGACGTATTCGATCCGTTCTGGCAACAGAGCCGATCGCACTGCCGTCGGCGCGACAATCATCATCGGATGTTCCGCGCGCGCAAGGCTCCCATCCTTCATTTCCTGCAACCGCATCCGCGTGA